TAAAGTGAGAGTTAATTCAACTCCATCAAGATATATCTTTGGTCTCACTGCATCCTGAACCAAAGCAACATGATGCCAATTATGAGGTTTTATTGTTGCATTTGTAGAAATTAAATCCCATGCAACATCTGGGCCGACTCTGGCGCATTTTGCCTGAATTTGCCCAGCAACATAAGCAAGGTAAATATATTCAACTGCATTTGCATCTCCAAATCCAATGATTGCATAAGTTCCTGTTTTATCTGGCACATTAATCCAAGCTGTTATTGTTCCTGCTGTATCATTTGCTGCAACTCTATCAGTTACAAATTCATCTATTTGCACACCATCATCAACAGCCCCGCCTAAGAAAGCAACTGCTCTCCTTCCCTTCAATCCTCCGCTTATGTGATAAATATCTGTTGTTGCCATATTATCCTGATGTTACGTGTTCATGCCCTGCGGCATTCTTCACGAAGATTAATTTAGAATCATCACTTGAAAAAAAGATTGTTCCCATTTCTGCTGTTGCAGCCATTGAAGTTATTTCTGCAGTTGTTTTATTGTTAAGAATTAATGCCCTAGGAAATAATAAATCTGTATTTTTCATTTTATGCGCTTGTTACTGCTTCCCAGCTTCCTGCTGCCGCAACCGCAGCTTTGCAGAAACATAATTTATTTTGAGTTGTATCGTAAATAATTGTCCCTAATTCAGCAACCATTGTATTTCTGACAGCTGTTGTAACTTTTGGCAGAACTAATGCCTGTAATGTGTTAAGCTCAACGATAGGATTATCTCCCATAATTACTTCCTCGTGTTTACAATTTTACAAATAGCATTTGGAGAATGGATCTGAACCACCCCTCTTTCCCAGCATCTTATTAATGTGGATTTTCCAGGATCTTCTATGGTTACAACCTGTAAAGGCTGTGACATTTTCCAGACCAAAGCTTCTCCTTTAACAACAATATATGCTTGGTCTGCTGTTACAGCTTCACTTATCATAATTGTTAATCCAGCTAGTCTTGCAACCTGTCCATTCTCAACAGGTGAAATACTCTGGAATGTTGGATGATTCACAATTTTAGAATTTGAAATTATATTTGTATAGTCTGTTCCATTAACAACCAGATAGCCGTTTCCATTTAAAGCATCAACTCCATCTACTCTTAGCATTTGGATTCCATAAAGAATATCATAAACTGGATCTCTGTTTGCAACTGTTGCTGAATCCCATTCATTGCCTGCTGTGATTGTAAAAGTATTTCCATAGCCTGCAGATAATGCTGCATTTATTGAAACATCAATTTGCCAATTTACCCTTCTGCCCATTCTTAGAATATGCCTTTGAAGCATTGGAATAGTTGCACTTTGCTGCATTTCCAGTGAGATAATAGATTCATCTCCATACTTTAATACAACTGAACTAACCTTTGTTTCTGTGACTTCAACAAAAGGAAATGGAGCCATCTGTGGAATGCCTTTAATAGCACTTCCTGTTAATCCATCAGTAGAATCTGCATTTGTTTCTCTGTAATATGATTCTGTCCATGCATCAGATTTATCTATTGTGCAAAGTGTTTTTAATTTTGCAAGATCTAGATTTACAGCTTTAACTGCTGAATCAATATATTCTTTCCTTAAGTCTGCCTCTCTCCATGTATCAGCTGGCATTTTGCTCCTTGTGTGAAATGTTTAACATTTTATGCTACTCTCCCTACTCTGACTCTTATGACTTCTGTTCCTGTGCAACTTTCCTCTGCTTTTCCAACAACAGAACCTGTTAATAAATCATTCGCTGCAGTTGTAGAAACAAGATTTGCCCCGCCAATATTAACAATAGCTCCTGCAGTTATAACTGCATTTGTAGAAGTGATGTCCCAAACTCCATTTAAAGCACATGTAATTTCAGTTAATCCATCTCCTGTCGTTTTCTCTTCCCACGCTATGCCTCCAAATGGATCATTATCAGCTGCACTTACAACAACAGTATTAGGGTCATTTAATTTCATGATTGTGCCGATTGGAACAGAAGTAGCGTCTACAATAGTTCTTCTTGCAAATTCTGTTGGGGTTTCAATGCATACTGCTTCGTTTGCCATATAAAATAAAGAAAAAAGAAGTATAAATACTTTTCGGTATACCAACTAACTCTCTTTAACTTAACTTTAGAGCTTGATTGTCGATCTCACCGTTGCTGATTGTTGTCTTTACGAGGACAAAAGCCTTTTTATCATCTCCATCCTTATCCTCATAGTAAACCTTCAACTCCTGAATAACAACTGCATCCTGGCTGAAAGCGTCAAAACTCTTCACTCTTTCAGTTTTTATAACAACTTTTGAGATATCTTCCTTTTCGTCAATATTCTTCATCACCTCAAAAACAGGCCTGAAACCTTTATAGTTCCATTCCTCTGTTGCCATAATTACAGCTGCTTGCTTCCAATCAGTGTCAACATCTGAGATATTGATTACTAGCTCTGGACAGCTTAGAGTTGGATTACATGCTGGCATTATTGGGCATTGAGAAGCCACAGCTATTGTTTCAACCTTTGAAGGCATTACAATGGCTGTTAAAATTGCCCCAATTACCAAGGCAGCAACAACCCAAATCACTAAATTTGTTTGTTTTTCCATTAAAAATTAAGAATAAAGAACTATTTAAGGTTTACGGAAAAGCAACTAAGCACCGAACTGAGCGACTTTTGCTTCATAACACTCAATTACAAAAGCCATCTCTTCAATATCAGTTTCCAGCTTGTCTTTGACTTCTTTTAAGCTTTTGAGGTTTTTTTCCCAATCTTCTTTAGATTTCATTTTTATGCTTTTCTATGGCTTTAGATATCTCACTTCCTGCGAAGAACTCCTGAGCTTTATCTGCCTGTGTAGGAGTTTTTGATGTCTGGCCTGCGAAACTCTTCCCTGTGATCATTGCTTCTGCGACGAGCTTCTCCTGCCTTTCCAGGAGCTTCTTTAACTCTGCATTTCCTTTTTCAATCCTTGCTGCTGTTTCCTTTGCTTCTTCAAGAGGAGATCTCTCGCTCTCTGGCGCTGGTGCTTGCGGGACTTGCCCCTTAGCCTCTTCTTGTATTTCTTGTGTTTTTTTTTCTTCATCCATGTTTATCTACCTCCTTTTTAGACTTTATCGAAAATAGAAAATTTTGCCTCGCCTCCAGGTCATTTTAGGGGTTTTTGATCTGTTTTATTAGGTATTTTATTTTTCAACAATCTCTAACTCTTCATAGGGTTTGGAAGAACTACACCAATAGTTAATCCAATAATCCCAATCACAATCATCATCAGACTGCCATCTATTCCGTTTAACAATGCAACTATATCTAATGCCGTTAAACAGATTAATCCTACAACAACAATCCTCCAATCTATTTTCTGTTTCTTCATGGTGCCTTCCCAGATACAACTTCTTTACTTCTCTTTGCATTATTCCTATCTTTAATATCTTGATTCTCTTTTGCTATCTCAATATCAATCTCCTTTGGCTTACTGAACTTAACATCTATTCCTAAGTTAGCTTTAATCTGCTCTTCATATTCTATCTGCTCCATCTCTATCTTCTCTTTGAATCCAAGATAGTTTAACTTACCTGCTGCTAAACTAACCTCATCACTCTTCCCTCTTATTAGATCAGGAACATTAGATGATTCAGTGAAGTATGATCTATAGAATAACAACATAGGTAATGGATCTAATGTTGAGTATTGAGGAACACTAACTCTTTCTGTCTTATCAACTGCTCCTTTAGGGATGATTCTATTCTCAAAGTTCTTTGTTGAATTATCATATAGAGTTTGAAGATGTGCAAGTTCTGTTGGATCATCTGTGTTTGCGTAGATCTCTAATATCGGAGCAATATATCTTCTGAATACAACTGATGTTATGTTTGTTAGTTGATGTTTCCATTTGATGATGTCATACAACTTCTCTATCTCTGGTATTCCATGAATCTCATCTGCTATTGGATCATTAGAAAGATGCCATATCTCATCTGGATTCCATTCATTAAGAACAACATTTACTTTAGACAATGGATTAGTTGTTACCTGGATATATTTCTTTATTATTCCAAACTCATCTGCCTGAACTTTGATTGTTCCTGGATTAAGAACTTTGAGATTAACATATCTTCCTGCTTTATCTTTTATCTTCTCTAAATATGAATCTCCAGCTAACTTACTCACTCTTTTATGATTAATTAATATTGTTCTGAATGTTTGTATTCCATTTCCTTTAATTCGATCCATGATCTTCTTCTGATTC